ATCACACTGCCGATCTTGCCAACCGGGTCACCACCACCCACCAACGATTCAACCTTGCCGCTGATTTGCCCCATCACGTCGGACACGGAGGTTTTGCCCGTGAACAGATCCTGAACGGTGCCGGTCACCGTGCGAACACCGCCCTCAATGGCCTTGCGGTTGTCACTGCCTCCCACAAAGCCGTCAAGCGTACGCACGCCAGCATCAACGGCGCCGGTGACGATACCGCCACCGGCCTTGCCTGCGAAGGTTGCGGCCGATCCTAGCAACTTGTTGGACGTACTCCCGGCCACCGTGCCGGTCACACCCTTGATGGATGCTCCTACGGTCTTGCCCAGTCCATCAAAGCCAAAATCAGCCATGGGTTATGCGCCGATCATTTTGCGGTGCATGCGCATCGAGCGGGCGCGCTTCATCTTCGCCGCACCGGAGAAGGCTTTGCGTTGCATCTTGCGCACGGCGCCTTTCTGCGCGGCGGTCAGGCGAACCTTGCCGGCGATGCGCTTTTTGATGCGGACCTTCTTGCCACCCCGGATGGCCATGACTTTTTTGTAAGTGGCATCGAGCATGGCCTCGTCGCTCTCGCCCAGGACAAACTTTTCAGTGTCGTCCATCATGGCTTCATCGCCTTGCGGCATGCTGTCGAGCAGCGCGTCGTGGATGCGGGCAGCCACGTCGTTGTCCTCCAGGTCGCCACCCAGCAAGGTATCCACGTCGTCTTCTGGAATCTTCTTGCCTTCCAGGTAGTCACCCACCAGCTCTGCCAGGATCGCGGCATATTCGGCTTCGTCGTCGGTCAGCTCCTCATCATCACCGCCACCAGCGGCGCCGACGATCAGGGCGTAAAGGCGATCGGCATAGCCTTCGTCACTCTCCAACTCGGAATCAGCCCACTCGGCCACGATGCCGGCGGCCTCCTGGCGCATTTCGTCGGTAATGACGAAACCCGGGCCCTGGTCGGCGTTTCCGCCGTTGTTGGCGTCATCGAGCATGCCATTCGGCAATTGTTGGTTGTCAGCCGGCGCTGGCGCGGCAAATGCCATCGCCAGCGCCACATTGGTGGCCAGAACAGAACGGTACAAAGATTTCATGTTTTTACCCCTTAAACACGAACGATCGATTGCGTCATGACGGTTACGCGGTTGGTGCCGTCGTAGCAGATCGCGGTGCTGATGTTCATTTTCTCGAATGGCTGCGCCTCGTTCGGCTCAAAGTTCGCCTGGTAGCTCATGCCATCCAGCTCTTTGCTGGCTTGCAACCAGCCAGCCGACTGGATCGCGTCCAAGAAGGTTTTAGCGAACTTGGTCATTTCGTCGATGGCCTTGGCCATTGGCTTCTGAAGCGCTTCCTGAGCCGCTGCAGCCATGGTGTCATCCACATAGGTGGCCATTTCGGTGACGTTGATCAGCTTGCTGGCGCCTTCGGTCTGGGCACCGGTCAACGAGTCGATCCAGGCATATTTAGGGCCGCTCGGGTAGTCCTTGAAGATCACCGGGTTGATGCGGCTGGCCGCCAGATCTTCCAGCTCGGTTTCTTCGTCCGGCTCATACACCTGGGTCATGTTGACGCGATCAAGCGCGTAGTCACTGCCCGCGATCGGGTAGTTGCGCGGGGCGATGCCTTTGGCATTGGTCTGAGCGTTGCGCGCGCAGCGGTAGCCGATCTGTTGGCCAGAGGTACCCATGATCGCCTTGCCGCCGATCGTTGGGTTGTTGGCGCTGATAGGTGCCCAATAGGCCTGGCTGTACAGGCTGTTGGTGGCGCCGCCTACGGAGGCATAGAACGTCACAGCCCCTTGCGGCGTCAGGTTACCGGGAATGTCCCAAACGACCTGTTTGTTGATCGCGTCACCCAGGCCCAGCAGGCGGGAAATCAGCGCGATGTTTTGGGTGCCACCGCTGCAGATGTAGGTGAACGATGGGCGCGAACGCTTCACGCGATCGATCGCCTTATCCATTTCCGCATTGGAGTAGACCGACTCGCCTTCGGTGAAGTACTTCAAAGTGGCGGACGCAAACGCATCCTTGCTGTCCTTCTTGCCGTAGAAAACGCAATCCACGCTAACTTCGGCGTTGTCGGCTACCTCGACCACTTCGAGCAGGTCGGTCGACTGGGTAACGATGTCACCGATGTAGGCGCTTTGGCCAAATTCATCGAGAGCGGCCGGGTCAAGCGAACCTTGGTACGGGCCCAAGACGAGCTCATTGGTCACCACGTCGCGCAGCTGCAGCACGATGATTTTCGACGGGACCGGCACGCCTTCAGCATCGACCGCCGGAAGGGCGTGGATTTCGGCCTTCACGCCGTCGGAAAAGCACTCCAGGTGCTTGATGGCGATCAGGAAACTACCGGTAGCGCCCACGTCGGCATCAGCCAGGGCCCAGACTGCAGCGCCTTGAGCAGTAGTCGAGACGTTGCTGGCCACCATCAACTGGTTTTTGGCTTCGTCACTGACCAGGCGCGACACGATCGCCTGCACGGTGCCTTTTTTAAGGGCTTCGTAGATGTGCACATAGGCTTCGCCCAGCTTGCTGACTGCCAGCGACTGAGGCGCGCCCAGGACACGGGCCTCTCGGCCACGGCTTACGGCAAAAACACGGTCGATGCGACCACGGCCGAAGCGGCCGACGATCGCCATGTTGTGCGCAACGGTGGCGGCATTCGGCTGCTCAGACTTGTCGCTGATGCGGTTGAGCTGTACGCCGGATCGCTTACCGACTGTACGGGAAAAAGGAATGGTCATTTACACGCCCTCCTGGGCATCGGTGGCTTCAGCAGCGACGGCGGCCGCCTTGCGTGGCTTCTTGGTGGTGGTATCGATCGCCGGAGTGATAACGGCGTATTCATCGGCGTTGTTGTTGGCGGTTACGGCCAGTTGGGCCAAGTCGGTCACCAGCGCCCAGGCTTGGGCAAAGCTGCGAATACGCACCTGAGCTTCAG